TCCTGTTGAGTCTGTTGATTCTGAGTTTCCTGATCTGGAGTTTTGGTTCTCTTTTGGAAGATCTTCAGTTGACCGCGCACAGTTTTAGCGATAAGGTTTCCGTCCTTATCATAATAGTCCCCATGACCGTCTCCTGTCAAGCCCATCGCCTTTGCTTGAGCAGCGGCTCTAGATGCTTCTAGTATAAACGTTAAAAAGTTTTTCATAATATTATTTATTATAAGACTGCATCAATGTTTACAGATTGACCAGACAAATAAGACCTATTAAAAATACCAGTTCTTACTCCTGGTATGTCTCCCTGAGATGTTTTTGTCCGTCTATCACTTGCACTTCTTGAAACTAAAAGTGCTTGATATTGACCATCATTAAAATCATCAATATCACCACCACGATAATCAAAATGATCCCATCTCAGAGTAAATGTAATATCACCTTCAGCATTTATATATGGTTTGAATATGAATGGTCCCTGTGCAATCACATCAACATTATCAATTCCTGATGATCCACCAAATCCAGGTCCAAAAACGGATTGATTTATGAGAGTCATATCTCTTATAGGTCGATATAATCTTCCTACACTTAACTGACCATTATCAAATGGATTTAAATTATTTCCAGTACCATCTAAAGAAGCTTGGTAAAGAGAATACAGATTATTCAAATACTGTTGTACTTCTGGATTGTTATAAACTAATCCAGGCATTTCCTTAGTACCAGCGGTTTCAGAAACTCCACCATATTGCTGGAAGGCTTTCGCACCACCTGCAGCTTTATGTGATATGTAAATTAATCTGTTACCTTTTGAATCTTTAAGAACAATATCCGCCTTTGCTTCTCTATTATTAACTCTTTCTGGAATCTTTTCTACCGTAGCAACATCATTTATCAAACCAAATCCTTCAACCTCAATATCAATACCACTCTTAGGTTTATTACCAACTTGAGCTATTCTTTTCAATTCAGTAAGTGTATTTTGTGCCATAGTAATGGTTCGTTTTTCAACTTTATCTGGTGCATTCGTAGGTTTCTTAATTTTGTTAATCAGAACATAACCATTTGTACCATTAATCCTAACTCTGGCGGCAGGTTTTGAGCTAATTGCGCGATCAATTCCAGATGGTTTTGTTGCACTTATATTAACTTTTGACGGACTTGTTATATCCAGTATTGTCCCAGGTGCCAATTCTTCTAAAATATGTTCTTCCTTTGTATTTGTTACGTTTTTAAAAAGTAATGCTGCAGTTTCAATAGTATATTTGATCGATTGATAATTATTATTAGTTACATACTTATCCCAATTCGGAGTGCCATTTGTAGAGTTACCAGATAGAGAAGGCATTAAAAAAGAGGCATACGCCTCTATTTATTTTATTCAGTTGTATCTTTTTTGTTGAACCCAAAAGGGCCTTCCTTATCTTCTTCTGTTCTTAGTTTTAATGCGACGGTTCCAACTGCTTCCATACATTTAATAATATCTTCAGTCTTAGCATCTGGACCAAGTTCTTTGGCGATGTACCAATACTTAGGCCAAAATGTCTCTCCTGCTTTTTGATAGTCTTCTAGTGTAAGTAGTTTCATTTGCCTCCTGTTTCATAGTTTAGTTTATCGTCTTGCTCTTTTAATTTACGCTGACGGATTGTTTCATGTAAACGTTTAAGTGCTTCTTCAGTTTCTGACGTTTTCTCAAAGGACCATTCGTCCTTTGATTTTTTCTTTTTACTCATCAGAGATCACCCTCTTTACGATTTTCAGAATAGTGAACATCAAACTCACCACCAGGATAACGAGTTACAAGTTTTTCAACATTCATTTCGATAATCTCATCCAAAGAAATATTGAGGCCCATACATGCCTGTGCAACATACCACATGATGTCTCCAAGTTCACGCTTCATATGCCACATATTTTCTTCAGTGACTGGTTTACCTTGAAAGACAATCTTCTTGACAATCTCGGTAAACTCACCTGCTTCTGCACACATACCAACAGAGGCAGTCAGAAGTCTATGAGTTTCAAATCCCTCTCCACGAAGTTCTTGAATACGATACTCAAAGGCATCAGCATCTTTACTAGGTTGAGATGTGACGGCATTCACAAACTCAAGATAGGCATCAGTGTTTACTTTACTCATAAGTCTAATTTGGGTTGTTCGGATTGTTGTATTTGAATTTCATGCCAACTACCACCTACACCACCATCCATATTAATAATGATGTCTCTAGTTGGTAGTTGATTTTGTGGAAATGGTTCTACATCTACAATTTCATAGATTGGTTTGAATTGATAGAAATGTCCATCCCATCTACAGTTTCTCATATTAACGAGATTTACAGCATCTCGATGAGCACCGCAATCAGCAATTTTTTGACCACGTGGATTAAATACAGAATACATTAGGACTTGAATCCATCATTTAGCATTGTGTTCCTCATCATTATACTCCTCATCTCTCCAAGAGTCAATGGCTGTATGGTCCAAAAAAGAGGACTTGATTCATTCGGAAAGAATCTTTTAGATAGACATCATTGCATATTTGCATACCATGTAGAAATTTTTTGGCATCAAACATGACAAGTCTATTATATTTTGGTTTTAATGTTTTGAGTAATTTATATTTTTCTTTTGGCCTCCAAGGTTCAGAGTGTTCTGGCATATTATCTGTCAGATTTTTTTCTTCCTGACATAAATTTTCATACAAATTTGTGCCGCATTCAGACTCATCATTATCATTCAAATATATTATAGCAGTATAACCATCGTCAAGATGAGGCCACCAATAGTTATTATTATAATCATTGTATGATGAATTTTTAAATTTTGTCACATTACTAACAAAATCATAAGTCCGTGGTTCATGACCAGAAAGAACAGATAAGAAAAAATAAATTGGTTCTAGATCTTCAATATAAACAACGTCCCGATAATCTTCAAAGTGAACACCATTTTGAGTTGGTTTGGATTCAATTTTATGCAATCTTTTTGGAAGATCTTGAATTAATTCAACAACTTCTTCTGGATAACTATAAAAATTATCTATGGTGAAAATTTTAGAGTCGTGGAATTTTTCCACAGACAAATCCATTTCGGGACTGATATCAAAAATCATGAGAAATCAAGACCTCCAAATCTATTCGTAGGTGGTTCATCACCATCATCTAAATCACCACCAATAATATTTTGCTCACTCTGCTCACAGTCATACAAACGCATCTTGGCTCGATCAATTCCAAGAATAAAACGTTTAGATATCGAAACATCATTGTATCTATTCTTCAATTGCTTCACCATAATTTGTCCGAGCTCTGCCAACTCATCTGTGCTAATAAGGGCAAACATAAGATCAGCAGTAGCAGGGAGACCAAAGGACTCACTAGTGTCAGTAATGTCAACGTCAGAGCTACCATAACCAGAACGAGTGGTCTGCGTGGCAGATACGATAGGGACGTTTGCTTCAACAGCCAAACCTCTAAGCTCTTCTGCAATAGACTTAATATACGAATATGAATTGACATTGCCGTTTCCGCGATAACGGGAGGAAGCGCATATATTAAGGTAATCAATGAAAATAATATCAGGCCTAAATGATTTCTTAAGTGCAAGTTCATTAAGTAGTGCCTTAAAGTGTCCACTATGTGCGGCGGCGGTTGGGTACTCTTTAATTATAAGACTACCTTGAGTTTTTTGTGTTAAAGTGTTGATCTTCGTATCAAATATTTGCCTAGGAAGATCAGCAATCTCTTGAATGTTTATGTTCAAAAGATTTGCATCAATTCTCTCAGCAATTTTTTCTTCTGCCATCTCCATAGTGATATACAAGACGTTATATCCTGCGAGGAGCGATGATGAAGCCATATGGCACATAAAAAGAGACTTTCCGACACCTGTGCCAGCAAGAGCGATATTAAGACTCTTGTTAACCAAACCACCTTTCGTAATCCTGTTAAAATATTCAAGATCAAACGGAATGCGATCTTCCTTACGATGATAAGATTCAAACCTTTCTTGAAAGTCTTGTAAGTAGTCATGACCAATGTGATTGTCAAATGAAACTGCGAGTGCATTACTTAGAATGCTAGGAATTGCATCACGAGTTTTCTTTTCATCATTACCATCGGCAATGTGAATTGATTCCATGAGTGCAAGATAGATAGCACGATCACGACACCACTTTTCAGTAGAGTCAACCAACCATTTTTCATCCACCGACTTATCTTCTAAGTCTACAATTTGCTTTTTTACTTCTTGAAGATCTTGACCATTTAAATCAGATCGGTTTGAAATCTCAATCTCAAGGGCTTCAAGAGTAATAAGCGAATCGTATTTTACAAGAAACTCTGAGGTTTCAAGAAAGATAGTTTTTTTGATGTTATCCTCAAAGTATTCTGGTTGTAGAAATGGTATTACTTTTCGCGCATAGTCTTCATTATGAATAAGGTTTCTTAAGATTGTAACTTCAATTTGTTCCATCAACATCCGTAACTAAATTCTTCTTGTGCAATTGCATCCAACTTGTCCATGACTTCAGGAGTGAAGTATGCTTCAGGATCTTTATAGATTGCCTTGGCATAGACTTTCTTTCCATCGATCTCATAACGACCTGCAACGTTCTTCCAGAGACCTCCCAGTTCACCTAACTCAAGTAACCCATAATACCGATCAAGACCGCGATCATCGTAATAGAGACGAACAGTAACATCTTTATTCTCTTTACTCAAACGCGACTTTGCTGTCTTAGCTTTAATAAGGTTTCCAATGACCTCTGTTCCATCCTTTTCTTTCTTTTTGCTGAGATAAATGATTGTAGACGCTGCATATTTGAGACCGCTGCCTCCGCCCATTTCTTTGGTGGGAACGTATGATCCGATGACATCATAGGTATGATTGGTGACGATTAATGGAATTTTTGCTTGACCAAGTTTGAGTGTAAGCATACGAAATGCTCCCTTGACAAGTTG